TTGCTATCCTGTACGATGATAGTCGTTTCACTTTCCTCTATCGTATCAGGAACTCTAGGAAGCTGGTTGATGTACTGTCGTTCAACAGAGAAGCCCACACCAGTACCATGCATGAGGATATACAGACACTCATCAAAGGCTCTAGGACTGTCAACAGGCAGGTAAGAACAATTATAGGCAGCAATGTGGTTACGCTCTAGAGCAGTACCAGCAGTCATCATAGCTCTCATGGAGGGCATGATATTAAGCTTTACCATTGCTACATACAAATCTGTATGTATCTCCTTTGGCATGGAGTAATCATGGTTCTTCTTAATAAAATCTCTGTAAAAATTGAGAAGTCTAGTTACTGTTTCTTCCCAAGTTTCTCTTCTTCCTTCTTCTAACCAACGACTATATCTAGATTGATGAATGAAGGATTGATAATTAGTCGGTAACATCTTTTTCAGACTCCTCCTTTTCAGAATCTTCAGGGAAAGAGAACTCTTCTTGATTCTCTCCTTGAGATTGTTTTACTTCCAATATGATTTTACTCATTAAACCATTAACTTCATTAAATGGTTTCTTGGAAAGATAATTTAATATTTGATTAATAAGGTCTATACTTAGAGGTAGTGTATTCATTTAATTCTCCATTTTAATTATACTAGATCTTTTAAAGTAGGTTCTTTATACTGATCTGACTTTAATATTTTACCATCGTCTCTATAGATAGGTTCACCATTCTTTCCTAATTTAGACATATTAGATTCATGTACTCTATTAAAAGCTGTATCAAAATCCCAACCAAATGTATCAGCAAACCCTATACAAACATAAACAAGATCACAAAGTTCTTTTAATATATCTTCTGCATTCTTGTCATTATTTAAAGCATCCATGACTTCTTCAAACTCTTCAAATATTAAATTAATTCTTAGTTTTTCTAAGTCTCCGATTATAGGAGAACCATCAGCATCTTTTGAAGATCTTAAATATTCTTTATCAACAGGATGACTAAAAGATTCATGGAAGGAACGTAACTTACTCTGCATTATCTTCTCGTCTTTTACTATAATCACCATAAGAATCTATATACATTTTTAATTCTCCAATCAATCTTTTTACATACCACTCAGCTTTGTAAACATCTTCTAGAGCAGTTCCTTTATACTTATAGCGTGATATGTACTTGATAATGTTTCCTTGCAGGTATCCCTCAAATTCTGAAGATGACATAGAGTTCTTGATTAGCTCTATAGTTTCTAAGTTTCCTTTATTGTAATGAGGAGGTTTGTCAATATTATCCTTGTTAGACATTTTATATAATACTCCTAGAAGGTTGGACAATTAATGTACTTTTTTAAAGTCAATTACATTATCTGAGTAGCTGATATTTTGTTTCTGAACATTGAAAGAATACTTTCCTGCTTCTTTTAATCCATCAATCACATCCTCATCATGAAGATAAGAAAGTATACCATAACCTATCTCTTTTATAAGAGTAGGCTCATTTCCTGTTGAGATATCAAAAAGTCTTACTGTGAACTCTTCATTTGTAGCGCCTTCTTCAAGGTAAATAATAAGCTTTTCCTTATTCAAATCTATTTCATCAGGGATTCCGAGTAGTTCATGTAGAGCTTTTTGTTTGTTCGCCATACTTCATTAACCTTCCGATTTGTTTTTCAATAAAATCTTTTGTCTTAGGACAACGCTCTTCTACCTCTGAAAGATTGTTAGCCATCTCTTCCAAAGGTAACACAACTATACCGTATACTCTTAGTACAGAAGATATCTTATCCATATCTTCTGTTATCTTTTCTGAGTTTGTATCAAAATCAGAATCAGACCAATGAGTAACTAGAGATTTTTTTATACGTATTGTAAGTATATTTTTTTCTGAGATAGTTTCTTTTTCATGTATTGTTTTAATATAACATACATCAGGATTCATTTCAATATCTTTTTTATGAACTCTGAGTTGTAAGACAATAGGCATTATGGTTTCTCTACTCTGATAGGTCTGTAAAATTTACCACCAACATAATTGTTATAGTAGGCGGGTTCATCTGTCCCTTCTAAGATAGCTGTGAGAACTTTGTACTTCATTTGATAGAAACATTCATAGTATTTTAAACTTCTTTTGTTTTCATACTCCCCTATAATTTGAAATTTGAAATTCTTCTTACCATGTTTCTTTATATCATCATTAAGATGAACAGAAGAACCAGTATATATCTCCCAGTTAGAGGGCTTTTGCTTTTTGTTTACCGTTAGGAAGTATTGTTTATATCCTATATAAGCCTTCTTTGTTTTCTTATTTGTAATCTTATATACAAAACCAAAGCAGTTAAGATCAGGTTTAAAGACTTTTCTTTTATAGGTCCAATGCATTATTCAAGTTCTTCAAACTCTTCATGAACTTCAGTAAGTCTTCCTGAATCTCGACCATAGTATACTTTACAAGCTGGTCCTGTCAAACCAGAAAATCTATTTTTGATAACCCTCACCGTTGTTGTATGTCTCTCTACCTCATCCTCATGTTGACCATTTCTCTCCAGACCAATGACGATATCAGATAGCTGTCCTATACTGGCAGAGCCTCTAAGTTGAGATAAGGATGTTACAGCACCCTCTTCATGGCCCGTAGACATAGGTCTGCGTAGGTGAGATACAATAAGCAAGGCGATGTCAAGCTCCTGAACAACAGTACGCATCTTAGTCATGATCTCATCGAGAGCGCGTCTTTCATCAGCTATATTCTGATCCGATACAATAATACTGATATGATCCAGCACTACATACTTACAGTCAAGAGCTTTAGCAAAGTACCTGATACGATTCAATATAGAATCAATAGCATTAGAACCAAAGTGATCATAGAAGAATAACCTACCAGTACCTAAAGTGTTATCAAAGTATTTCTTTAGATCCTTATTATCTACAGAACTAAACTCTGAGGGTAAATGTAAACACTTATTAGCTTCAAGACTCATGAAAGCTAGACCACTTCTCTTTACCGACTCTTCCATGAACATCATGCCAATGTTGTCATTGGTATTCTTAAAGACATGGTAGATAAGCTCTCGAAGGAACTGAGACTTACCTAATCCAGATCCTGCTGTGACAGTCACAAGCTCTCCCATGCGTATACCATAGGTTAGATCCTGCAACCCCTGATAGGGATAGTTAATAGCGGCTTCTGTAGATCCCTCGATAATAGTATCCCACATATCATTACCGGATATGATACCATCTGGTGTGTAGGTCTTAGCAGCCCACCAATCCTGTACGAACTGATTCTTCTTGTTGTTAATAAGATACTCATTAGCATCCTTGTACTGTAGAGACATCACCTTAGCTTTTGGTGATAACATCTCTGCAACTCTTGCAGATGCCTTACGACCAGCATCATCATTATCAAAACAAATAACTACATTATCAAATGTAGTGAGGAAATCATAGTTATCTGTAACATCTTTAGCAGCAGATGCTGCACCATTACGAATGGAAACTACAGGCCATTTGCTACCCATGAGTTGGTAAGCAGACATGGCATCTATCTCACCCTCACATATAGTAATGTACTTTCCACCTTCTTTAAAAGATTTTTGTCCAAATAACATAGCACCTTTGATATCACCTTCAGAAAAGAAGGTCTTGTTAGCTATGTTCCTAACTTTATTAGCTATATGTTCCCCTTCTTTATTGTAATAGGGATAAAAATGTTTGGTCCCATTAATCATAGTTCCATATCGTCTACAGGTATCTTCTTCAATTCTTCGATCAGGGATCGCTTTAATAGTACCTGTACTTATATGGCGTGTGGTAACAGAAACTTCCATATGTTCTTCCTCGTTATCGTAGTTTGAATTAGGTGGTATATAAAATGTACATCCATCTGTAAAGCAATTCTTATTTCCGTCAGCATAGACTCCTACATTGTTTTTACTTCCACATATTGGACAAGATTCATGTCGTATAAATTCTGACACCTACTTTCTTCCCTTTCCTGATAGGTATTTTGGGGCTGGAGGCTTTTTCCTTTTTGATAGGAAATTCCAACACCAGTTATCAATCTTAACTACTAGATGACCTAGTTGCCTCACGATGTAGCGTTTAAATTTCATATTATTCTCTCATGCTATCTGTTATGTCTTGAACTTTAGGTTCCTTTTCTATTGTTGTGAAGTATCTCAGACCATCACTATATTTAAACACCCTCATGTCTGGAAAACATGTCCACTTATAAGGACAGTAGACACAATCTCTTGCTAGTCTCATGTTTCCAGATTTACCATCTGGCTGTGGATTATAACAGA